TATAACTACCGGAAACACCGGAAGGCGGATTATTATGCCCAAAAAGCAGAAGTCCAGGAGAAGATTGATGAGATCTACCACAGGCACAACGGCGTTGACGGCTACCGCAGCATGACGGCCTATTTAGGGCGCGAAGGGTACAGCTACAGCACCACAACCATTCATAAATATATGAACATTGAGATGGGGCTGCATTCCATCGTCCGCCCTAAAAAACTGAGGGTGAAGCCGGGGAACCCGCATAAAATATTTGAGAACAGGCTGGAGCAGGACTTCCATGCGGTCAGGCCAAACCAAAAGTGGTGTACAGATTTCACATACCTATTTCTGAAAAATGGGGAAGTCCGTTATAACTGCACCATCATAGACCTTCATGACCGCAGTGTGGTCGCCAGCATAACAGACCGGCACATCACCAGTGACCTGGCAGTCCGTACGCTGAAGAAGGCGCTAGATTCACAGCACCTTTCAAAAGGCGGGCTGATTCAGTTTTAACAAGATTTCTTGATGGGTAAAATACACTGCTGGTTTTCCACTTGCAGAATACTCCTCTGTTATCCCATTCTGTGTGACAATAATTTTTGAACCGCTGTTCACTTTAATTTCTGGTGCAATAAACAGTTTGATGCTCTGTGAAACTGACGCTGCTGTCTCTGTCTGAACAGCAGCGTCTATCTTTTCAAAAGAGAGTTTACAGGGTTTATCCTCCAATACCACAGCTTCCTTATCATGTGACAGCTTTGTTTTTTCCTCTATTACATCATGATATTCAACGATAGTACATCGTCCTTCATAGGTCTGTTCTAGTGCTGCCCTAGCCATTTCCTGCGCCTGCTTTATTGCATCACTTATCACCTTTACCACCTCAATTTTCTATAGCTGGAAAATTCCTCCCGCCCATGTGTCAACAAATGGGTAATCAAATTGTTAAGCCTCTGTTCTGGTGTCATGCTTGCCTCTCCGGTTGCAAACACTGTATTGGTGTCACCTGCCTGTATTTGCTTTACTGCAAAATCCAGATTCAATCCTGCAATATCATCTGGCGAAAAAGTTTTCTTTGCCATCAGAAATTCACCTGCTGCCATATCAACTGCAATATTTATCAACCCCTCTGGCACAGAAAAAACGTTGCAGTCATTCTTGATAGTATTCTCAACCTTTTGCATAGAAAAAGCTATCAAGGCTTTATCACTAGCATTTAGAACATAGCCAAACGATTCAAGCCGTTCTCTCACCATGTCTAGCATAGTGTCACCTTCCTTTTATTATCCTCTCGATATAATGCGGGCGATTGGAACTGCCTTATGTTCAATTGCTTTTTTATCATCATTTACCAGCGACCAGTTTTCTCCTTTTTCCAGCTCTGCATTAGTTGGGCTGTTTGTCGCTTGCGAAGCTCTTAGATAAGAAATACCCGCAACACTTACGGCATGGCGCTTTCTCGATATAAGTGTGTCCTGACCTCCTCTTGTTTTTGCCTCACGAACCATCTCATAAGGCACTTTAGCCCCAACATCTTCAAATCCAATAGCACCTTCGCCCAAGATGTAAGTAGTATACACTGTATACGCCCCATGTCCTGTCACGTCGTCTGTGCTCTCCACAGCCGGAATAACTTCTGCTGGCATGGAATCGTCAATAAGAACCAGTCTGCCATTCCATGTCGCCATTCCAAGATCACGTTCAATCCCTTCTGCATCAGTATATTTTAGATAAGCAATTAATTTTAAGTTTTCCAGATTCGTTGAAACTACACTGTGACAGATTACTAAGGAAAACCGATGCTTGTTGTCTCCGCATGCTTTCTGAATCGCACTGTTTAGTGTAGTGGCACTCATACACATAGCTTCTGTAGTGTCCCCGCCTTCAGGTGCACTAATATCAAATGTATGCTGTTCCACAAACTCTGCATTTGCTGTCTTAACTGCTCCTTTCCCTGTAGATGCCATGTTAAAAATGCCTTTTAGGATTGCAAGAAATGTATTTTGGTCATCACCATTCCAATAAGTATTGATCTGATTCCTAACATTTGCCATAAAATCTACGCCGCCTGTCACATCATAGCTAAAATCCGCTTCTGTCCAGCCGTTCATTCTGCCATAGGTAAACACACCCTGTTCAAAAGTGGTAGTAGTCTCTGACTGCAAATCATTTACACCATCATAATTCTGTGAACTACCGCCAATCAGTCCAAAAAATGGAATTGTCGCATAGACTGTTCCTGTCTGGGCGTTGTTCTTAAAAGTTTCCCGCAGTCTTGCATCACCGATAATCGCTCTGGATTCTCTCAGCTTATTCAATTTTACATTTGGAACTGCGGACATATATTGTCCAAATGCTCTTTCATTAAAACTCTTTGAATCAAATTTTGCCATCTGTTAATCCTTCCTTTCTGAAAAAACTTTATTACTGGGCATCAGGGTTATTTTCAATGTAAGCCGCCAGCTCCTCATAGGTCATTTTAGACATATCAACCTTGGCATCTGGTTTTATATTGCCAGATGCTCCTGGCTGAAATCCTCTAAAATTATTTGATTTCTGTTTCTCTGTAAACAAATAGGCGTCTGATTTCTGTACTGCTGCCAACTGTTCCTCCCAGCCGGACAGTCTGCCATCTTCGCCTAATTTCACTTTAGAGATATCAATCAAAGCTTTCACTGCTTTTCCATTCTTTGCTCCAGCAGCAGTCAAGGCTGTATCAATGGCGTTGTCAAGGCGAAGCTGCGCCAACTCTGCCTTATGCGCCTTTTCTCGATCAGCATTCTCTTGTTTCATGGTTTCAATCTGCTTTTTCAATTCTTCGTTGTCCCCACTTGCAGCTTTTAAAGTGTCGAGCTGTCTGTCACGGTCAGAAATGGACTGTTTTAAAGTCTTATTTTCCTCCAAAATCTCATCATGCCTAACCTTCTCGACATACCCTTTCAATTCGTTCTGCGAAGCTTTTTCCGCTTTGACGGCTAACTCCTCACTGATACCAAGGGCAACAAATTCTTCTTTCTTCATTTCTTCTCCTTTCCTCTGTTCTTTTACGCCTGCCAGAAAAAGGCATAAAAAAAGCACCTCCGAAAGATAACTTTCTAAAGTGTTTTTTGTAAATCAGTATTTCTTACAGCAAGCTTATGTCTGCATCTGACAGGCAGCATAAATACTTCGCTGTTCTCTGGGTGTAGTGTGGCAATTACCTCTTCCACAATCCTACTATGCATTTTCATTTCTAAAAAATGCCGCCTGAATGACAATGCTTTCAATCCCAGTATGTGCCCTTCTTGGGGTATAACTCTAAAATGTCATAAAAGTTTGGTATATCAGAAATGTGTTTACCTTCTTTCAATGCTGTCAGAACCTCAATTTTTTCATCCAACAGCATATTACTGTCAGAATCAAAAAACTGTTCAAGTGGCACGAAAGAAACTTTCATCAGCAAATCATCAATCCTTGCCTTTTTTATTGCTATTTCACGTTCTACCTGACTCATTCCCCATACACTCGCCATACTCTTAATAAATTCTTCTTGATTCATTCTGCCTGACTCATTCCTCATACATTCACTATACTCTTAATAAATTCTTCTCGATTCATTATTCACTGTCAAATCATATTCCAATGTTTGTTAACAATAAATTTAATCATACCAATCATCGCATTCATCAACTCCTAACAATTCGTCAACCGTTCTACCCACACGAAGACATTCTTCTAAAATCTCACACCATTCATCTTCCGACCAGCTAGATGGTTCTGTACCTACATGTTCCCCGAACTTCTTTTCATATTTGTCAAGCATCTTATCAAATCTTGATAATTCTTTTTCTTCTTCATTAGGTATTATTCTTAAAAACTTTGGAATCTGGTCTTCTGTCATTTCATTTCACCTACCATTGGGAACTACCCATTTGTTTAAAGCCAATGAGCTTCCTGCTTCGCAGCCCCCGTAAGTTTAAGGCTAATGGGATTACGACCACATTATTTCAAATATGTTTTAGTAATCAGCTTCCTCTTCATATAAAGGTTCTTCTGCCTTATTTCCAGTATGAATACGCAACTCAATATCTGCAATAATCTCATCTGTGGGTCTATTTTCACTGATACAAAGAGGATAATTTTCCCCAAAAAATTCATAATATCTATTAAGAGCTGTATCCAATTGTCATTTCACCTACTATCTTCAAAAATTCTTTATAAGCATTTGGAAATATTGCCTGTAGCAGAAACACTAAAGAAAACCTCCTTTCTACGTTTTCTCTATACTCCTACCTTTATGCTCCTAACAACTCCCTATACTCCCACCTTCACTCCTTGGAATTTTATAAAGTTCTTCCTGTGGATTTGGTGACTTTGGTGTGATTCTTGATAAGTGTTCTATAATATCCTTATCTGGTTTCATACCTTTAAACAATTCCCTGTTCCTATCAAATTCTTCATATGACTTCATTTGAAATAATTTTTCTTTTTGAGTCATTTCAGAGCCTCCTCTATCATCTGATAAAATCGTGGAAATTTTTCCTTCATCTGTCTTGGATTTTGAATATATTCTTTGAATGGTTCTGCCATAAACTCTTGTAATATCTCAGATTTGATATTCCAATTTTCATCATAAATTTCTGACCAATCCGACACATATAACCTTCCCTGATACTTTGAAATAAACCGAGAATCTTTTATATGGAGAAATAAGAATGCTTTTTTCTACACATTAAAGTATTTTACACCTTTTGTGCGAACAAGTTTCACATATGTTTTTTGGATCGCCAATTTCTAATGCCATCTTAATTCTTTGTTTAAAATCGTCAATACCACCATAACAATCATAATTCCATACAGGAAATGGTCTTGTAAATTTCTCTTTCCACTCCTGACGTAACTGTTGTATTTCTTTATCATTTCTAATAATATCTAATATTTTCATTTTCATTTCTCTCATCTAACCATCTCCTTCTATGCTTTATATATTTCCTCCAAAATTCCACTGAACTCCGCCTTGCTCTTATAATCCAATATCTCAATGCTTGTAATATTAGCAAATATCTCTTTGCTGGCTCGTGTTCTATCTTTCAGCCAATACTCCCGCAAGTGACCACCAAATAAAATTTTATTAAGTTCAGCATTAGATAATGCACTAAAGATATCAGATAATGCCATATCTCCTTCGTATTTTCCACCCTCCGAAAACCATTCTGCAATTAGTTTTTTATTATTATATACTTTTTCTCGTGTATTTTCAATTGCCTGAACAAATTTTTCATTTTCCCAGCTATAATAATAAAGCGTATCTATTCTGTGCGATAACTCATATGCTTGCACAAAATTCATATCATAAGATTCATAATTTTGTATTGATGAATTGTACTGAATTACATCCAATTTTGGGTTATATCCAAACGGTGCATCTAATTCTTCATTTAATTCATATTGTGTAACCTCATTACATAGTATTATCTTATCACTAATTAGTGTTGGTTCGCTATTATATACAACCTTACTAAATTCCTCATTAGCACTCCTTATTTTCTCATCAGGAATCTGTGGTATTTGTATTACATTATTCTTATCCCCACCATCAACAAAGCTTTTCTTCCACTCCTTATAGGTCATGTCCGCTGACACATAATAGGTCTTTCCGTCCTCTCCCCTTGCGGCACGCTTCCTAACCTGTCCGAAATCTTCCTCAAAATATGGCACTGTAGTAGATCTGCAATAAACATGAAACGGCGGTGCGGTCACTCCTGGCTCAAAGTCTTTCATAGGAAACACCTGCCCATCAAGATTCTGACATATATCAGAAGTATGCGAATCCAGCGTTGCCACAATCTCATATTGTTCTACACCCAAATCCTGAAAACAATCCTTCTGTGCCGCAGAACTAAAATAAGCCTCCTCTGTCATAATGAGTCGGCTCGCATTTACTTTCGATGTATTCATTTTTTTGGAGATATTGTCAATTGCCTTTTGTGGGTCCCGCCCCAGCATTATATCTTGTGTTATTTCTCTGTGGACTTCTGAAATCAATTTGTCTTTATTACTCCAGATTCGATTTGAAAAATTTTTGCCATCTACTGCCCAGGGTTTACGGATTACCTTTTCTATCTTTCTCTGGTCTAAGCCTGCAATATCCCAGCCTATACCAAAGCCTTTCTGCAGCTCATATGCAGTATGATAATACTCATCTAAATAAATTCGCTTCATTGCTGTGTCAATACTGTCAAGCTGATTTCCAAACATGAGTTCAAGGCTTTGCTGTGTCTGCAGTTTTAATGCTTCCAAACGGGATATATGAAATCTTGCAGAAGCATTCTCTAACTCTTTCATCCACTGACCATTAAAAGCATTTGCCTGCCCTCGCTTGATATATTCTTTTACATTCCATTTTAGCTCTGCAAGTTCCTGATCTCTAAGCATTCTTCGCGCTTCTGCCATTGATATATTATTATTTGTGGCAAAACGCTGATACCACGTATTAATTTTCCCTTCAATCTCCTGCTGTGCCTGTCTATATTGCTTTTCTATTTCAAGGTATGTATTGGCGCCTTTTCGATTCTGTGCCGCCTCAAGCTGCTTGAACCGCTCCTTCCAATAACTGCTGTCTGGCATGAATGCATTTCCCCCTACTCTTCCTCTTTTATAGTATCTTTTCTTGGAAACGGTTCATATTGCTGCCTTTCTATTTCTTCTGCTGCCTTCTGTTTTTCTTCCTCAATCTTTTGCATCTCATCTTCTACATCTTTAACCCAAGGGTGCTGGGCGACAAGTGTCTGATTAGAGAGAATCCCTTCAGAATTTCTAATATTTGATATGATAGCCCCTTCGTCCATTAGCATATCTCTATTGAAAATAATGTTTACATTCTCCCCTGCAAAATCTCCCCGACCTGTATTAAATAAATGGGCATTGACAAACCAGAGAATTTCTTCAAACGAAGCCTGCAGCTCTGTTTCCATATCGTTTGCATCCAAATCAATGTCAGAGTACATTGACTGAATATTCATCTGATTTGGATTGCCTGAGAGCCTGTCATCTTTGGCATCATATCTCATAGCATTTTCAATTAGAGCCTTTTTAAACAATTCCAAAATAACCTTATAATTATCTGCATTCACCGTTATTTCAAGGGTTTCCACACCCCCATTTGTATCGCCGCTGCATCGTACTTTTACTGCGCCATAGGTGGCAAGATTGCGTCGAAATTCTCCTAAATCCTGACCATCATAGTTTTTCAACACAAGAATTGTATTTCTTGCATCCTCCTGCATATTGTTTTCAAAATCGGAAAGCATAACATTGATTCCATCTTGTAGTGTCTTAACCTTCTTAATTAATGGAATTTCCTGATCATTATATTTTAATGGAATGAGTGGTATCTTTTCCCAGTTCATGCCAATCAGTGTTCCTTCCCTGTCTGCTGCTGAAACATAGGGAATATCAAAAATCCCATTTCCTGTACTTACATCAGGCACTAATGCTTCACCATCTAATATAAATTTATGAACCCCTTTTAAATCATACACCTCTACCTTCTCAATAATCGTCAGCGTTGTACCCTCATAACTCTCAACAGGGTAAAGCCTTACTGCAAAATCAAGAATTGTATGTTCACTGTCCTTCCAAAAAGGCAGTACTTCATATCCTGGAAAGAGCCGAAACGAAAATGCTCCATTGTCTGTATAGTATGGGTGCAGCCATGCAATCCCGCCATTTAATGCAGCCTTTCCGCCATTCTTTAGAATCTTCATAAAATGTTTGTCAAAAATCTGCTTAAGCAATTCTATATACTGTTTGTTTTTCCCTTCCACTACAAAAGGTTTTCCCAACAGATAGTTTGCTTTTTGATTTACCATTTTTGCATATTGGTTGTCAATCAGGCGGTTGTTTGGAAGATTTTCAACAGCCTGCAGCCTACCGCCATCACCAATTATCGTTCTCCTTCTAGCAAGAATATCATGTTCATTGTCATAATACAGATGCCCTTTTATCTGCATAATCCGCTGTGGGCTGTACTTCCACCTTGCTATTTCCTTCTCTAAAAATTCCTGGTCTGACATTTGACTTTTTGCCCCCTGCATAATTAGGGCTTTAAACCTATCAGTCAGGGAATTGACAAAATCCAGCATCTGTCAATACCTCCAAATCATCTATTTTCTACAGTGGTAACAGTTCAGCCTTCGGCTTCCTGTTACGGGCATCAAGCCATGCATAATCGCTTCGCGATGGCTTGATGCTTCTCAACCACTATGTGTTCTTACGGACTTTGCAGCGTAGTGCAAAGTCCTAGGCTGAACTGTAACCTACAGTGTTCTATGTAAAACTAAAAGCGGAACCCATGCTAAAATCTTCCATGGCATACCGCATTGCATCCATCAAATGATTAAAATCATCTATTGGTTTATTTAATCGCTTTCCTGTCTTTGTATCTGTGTCCCAAGTATAATTACTAATCTCTTTAAGAAAGTTTACGCAGCGCGGGTGAACAATAATATGATAATCCTGTAAGAAATCAATCCCATTATTTACGCTGTCTTTTCCCTTTCTTGCCTGTTGTATATGAATCAATCCCAAATCATAAAGACGATCAATACTTTTTGGTTCAGCAGCTTCCGCTCGAATCCGTTCCTTTCTGTAACCCATCTGCGTAATTTCTTTTGCAATAAATTCATTGCTCATTCCATACTTGTACATCTCATCAAATACCCAAATTGTTTTGGCTTTTTCATCTACCAGTCCGCAAAACAAAGCCGACGGATCATTTGTGTAACCAAAGTCAAGACCAAAAGCCGACTTCACACTTGTTAATCTACGGATTTCATCTATGTCAAAAGCCTTTTCTTCCCAGTTTTCAAAAATAAGACCATCTACAATACCCCAATCGCCCAATCCAGCTACACAGTAACGGCGTGGATTGTTTCGCTTCATTGTCTCAAAAACTTCTCTATCTGCTTCGTCCAGCCATTCATTACAAAGATAATTCGTGGTCATGGCAAGCGTTTCTTTGTCTGGATTATCGAAGAATCGTTTTTTCAAAAAATGATGCTCATTCCACGGATTAAAAGTCAGCGTAATCTGCTTAAACAATCCTGTTTCTGGCGGTACTGCTCCACGTATGGATTCATCAAGCATGTTGAAATCATTCTCGTTTCCAATCTCATATGCTTCCTCAATCCACATAAAACATAGATATCCATGTTCAACAGTAATTGAAGTAACTTTTAATGGATCGTCAAGCCCTCTAAAATAAATCTTCTGCCCTGTTGGTTTATAGGTCATTTCAAGGGGGCTTTCCTTAATCTCCCAAAAGGCATCCACTCCCAATCTATGAATTGCCCATTTTAATTCTGTAAAACAGCTATCTTTTAAAGTCCGAAATACCTTTCTGACAACTAACAAATTTGCATCTTGATATTTCATTAAGTTCACAATATACCACAGCGCTGTTGTCTTGGACTTCTTACTTGCTCTGCTGCCCTTACATACTCTGTATCTGCCCCGCCATCTCCAAAACTTTCCATAGCCTTTCCCGACTACTTCAGGAAGCAATACCTTACGTTTTCCAGAAGAAATAGAAACATCTTGTTCAGACAAATATAAATGCTTTTGATAATCAAAAATATATTGACTGCTAATCTTCAAGCGCATCCTCTCCCGAAATCACAACTGGGATATTTACACTCACATCTAATTTTTCATTCCACATACCCAAGTGCTTGCCCAGCAGTTCCAATGCTTTTAGTTTAGAAGAAATCTTCACTTCTCGTTCTATACTTGTTCCAGAATCACTGTGAGACTCTTTATACTTTATTGATTCAATACATGCAAGATCATCTTCTGCTGCTTCTGGATTGATTACTCCTTGTGCATCTACAATATCAGTCATCTTTATAAATGCAATTCTTGAAAGTTCAAAAACAACTCTGTCCTGATTCACACCTGTTCTTTTTGAACGTTCTGCCATTGCCTCACCAATTTGCTGTTGAATATTAAGTTTTGCTAAGTTTTGACTCCCCTGCTCTCTTGCTGTTTTGACGGAATATCCTGCCCTGACTGCCGCCTGTGTTGCGTTTAGGTCAATCAAGTATTCCTCAACAAAACGCTTCTGTTTCGCTGTTAATTTTGCCACTCTGCAACACCTTCTTTCCATTTGTGCATTTTTACTGCTGCCACAATCGAGGTAAAAAACGTTTCCTCTGCGCGCCGCCGATGCACCACTTTAGTGGCATATTTCATCTGCATCGGCGTGTGCATAAAAAGAAGCACTATGACTGCTGCCATAATGCCTCTTATAAGAATGTCTTTTTTCTTGCCACTTTGACTTAATATCATATTACCACATTTAAAATGGGAAATGTGGGAAACTTATTGCAAATTATAAATTTTTTTTGAGATATCTAGTAATCATTTTTTCAACTGTGGTTCTGTCACAGTGCATTATTTCTCCTATTTTTTCCCATGTGAGCCCATCTATATATCGAAACTGCATGATTCGTCTGATTCTGCTTTCTGAAATGCTATTTATGTATTGAATCAATCTTTTTTCCTCTTTTGCTGCTTTCTTTCTCCTATCATCAAGCAATATTTTTTTTTCATATAAATGTTCGGAACGTTTTTTTGCAAGCACTGGATCGTATCCATGAACGATTGCTTTTCCTTGAATATATGGAAAATTCTTTTTGGAAGCATCAACAGCTACAGGTGCATCTCCTATATACATCTGTTGTATCTTTAGAATACTTTGTTCAAGCTCCTTAATCTCCTTTTTCAAATCTATCAATTGTTCAAGCTCTTTCTTTGTCAAATTGATACCTCATTTCTAATTTGTTATTCCCTGACTGAAACTGGCGTATCACACACTAGTACAGCATTGCGTAAATATCAGTGATTAAATTGCTAATGGTATCCCAGCATATGTCCACTTGAATGGGTGCGCCGTAAGATTGTATTGTTCAATAAAGCGCAGGATGCTT